TGGCTCAGATGCCACCTCGTTTATGGACAGAAATTATTAGACCAAGTTTAGTTGATAGAAACGGATGGATGATTGCGATAGGCACTCCCGCAGGTCATAACGCATTCTACGATCTATTTGATCACGCACAGCATAATGAAACCTGGTTAGCAAAAAACTTTAAGGCAAGTGAAACGAAGATTGTTCCTGAAGAAGAACTAAGCGAAGCTAAGAAGTTAATGCCACCAGAAATCTATGAAGCAGAGTTTGAATGCTCGTTTGATAGTGCAGGTATCGGCTCAATCTACGGCAAGAGCTTACAACTAGCTGACGAACAAAAAAGAGTTACCAAAGTTCCCTATGACTCCAAGCATAAAGTCAATACTTTTTGGGATTTAGGAATGGCGGATAAAACATCTATTTGGTTTGTGCAGCAAGTAGGAAGTGCTTTGCATTTGATAGACTACGAAGAAGATAGTGGTGAAGGATTAGAATATTACGCAGGTATGCTCCAGGATAAAGGTTATGTGTATGACACACATTACTTTCCTCACGATGCAAGTGTAAGAGAAATAGGAACAGGAAACTCCAGAATTGAAACAGCACAGAGTTTAGGATTGGTAACTTCCATTGTTCCAAAGCTATCAGTAGATGATGGTATAAATGCAGTACGAATGATTTTATCAAGATGTTGGTTTGATCACGAAAAAACAAAGTTAGGATTAGATGCACTTCGTCAATATCGTTGGAGTACGAATGACAGAGGTGAAGTAAAGAATAGACCAGTACATGATTGGACTTCGCATAGTGCGGATGCTTTCAGATACCTGGCAGTTGGATTAAATACATCATCAAATTGGAGTACAGAAATTAATTATCCGAATTTAGGAATTATGTAATGGCAGAAAAAACAGATTCAGAATTATTACAGGTAATATCGCAGGAAGTACAAAACTCACTAGGGTTTTACACCTCCGAATTATCGGAACAACGACAGCAATCGCTAAAATATTATCTCGGTGAGCCATACGGCACACAAGAATTATTGGAAACAGTAGAGTCAATTTTACCAAGTTTAATGCGTATGTTCACGCAAAGCGATAGAATGGTAAGATTTGAGCCAACACAACCTGAAGATAGCAGGTTTGCAGAAAGTATTTCTAATTATTGTAACCATATTTTTAACAAAGATAACGATGGTTTCAGTATTTTATATGATTTATTCAAAACAGCACTCCTTCAAAAGAATGGTTTTTGCAAAATCTACTGGAATACATCACAAGAACAGAGAAAAGAGCAATATCAAGACCTCACAGAAAATGAATATAATTCACTACTCCTTGATACAGAGGTTGAGATAGTTAGTGTTGATGAAAAACAATCTGACGATGCTCTTTTCCCTGTCAAATACGATGTTGAAGTTAAAAGAAAGAAGGATTTAGGCAGAGTAAAGATTGAAAGTGTGCCACCAGAAGATATTTTGGTGTCCAAAAGAGCAACTTCAATGAAAGATTGTAATTTTATAGCTCATAGAGTCTATAAAACGAGATCAGAGCTAATTGACATGGGATATGATGCAGAAATCGTTAATGATTTACCTGTATCAGACGAAGAAGTCTTTAATACGGAAGCTGTAACCAGAAGAAGTTATGATGATGCTACTACAGATTTGAATGTAAGCACATTAGATCCTTCACAAGCGGTGGTAAATGTAACCGAATGCTATCTTAAAGTAGATATGGATGGCGATGGCATTGCAGAGCTAAGAAAAGTTACTGTTGGTGGTAGTGGTTATAATAATTATAAGCTTTTAGAGAACGAAGAAATACCTTTTATGCCAATTACAATGGTTAGAGCTATTCCTATGCCGTATCGTTTCTTTGGATTAAGTTTTTACGACCTGATTGCCGATATACAAGCTGTATCATCAACTATTTTACGAAATACACTTGATAATATGTATTTTCAAAACCACGCAAGAACATTAGTTGTGGACGGACAAGCAAACTTAGATGATTTATTAACTTCACGAGCAGGTGGAGTAGTTAGAGTTAAAAGTCCAAATGCTGTAACTCCAATGCAAACACCAAACTTCCTCAACGAAGGTTTGGCAATGTTAAAAAAGATAGATGACATCAAAGAACAACGCACAGGTGTTGCCAAGCAGCAGATGGGATTGAATGCTGACACAATAAACAAGTCACACACTACCGCTACATCAACAAATCAGATGATGAATGCACAAACACAGCGAATAGAACTGATTGCAAGAAACTTTGCTGAAGGTGTGAAAGATATTTTTAAAACAATGTTTGCTATTGTTTGTGAATACCAGGATGCAGAAAGATTAATAAAAATAAATAATGATTTTATTCCAATGAATCCTCGTGAGTGGTTTAATCGTTATGATGTTACAGTACAAGTTGGTCTTGGAACAGGAAACCAAGATCAGCGATTAGATGTTTTACAAAGAGTTTTAGCTGTGCAGGAAAAATTATTAATGAAAGGCGGTTTGAATATGGTGACTCCGCAAAATATATACAATACTCTTGAACAATATTTACAAAACTCAGGTTATAAAGATGCGTCACCATTTTTCAATAATCCTGAAAATGTACCACCACAACCAAGTCAACCAAAAATTGATCCGTTGCAGGTGGCACAGCAGGATTTACAAATGAGATCACAAAAGAATCAGGCAGAAATTGAACTTGCTAATAAAAAATTACAAATTGATTCTACATTAAAAGCAAAGAAGATGGATTTAGAAGAACAAAAATTAGCAGCACAATTAATTAAAGATACAGACAACCTGGACATGGAAAAAGAAAAGTTGGCTAATAAAATTATACAACAAGGATTAAATTAATGGTTGATTTTATTAATACAGATAAAGCAAAAGGTATTATTGATCAGTATTTAACAAAAGGAACTTATACAGCTCCACCAGATATTAACCCTGTTTATGATATAAGAGAGCCAGGTCAAGAATTTCCACCATTAAATCCACCAATTAATGTAACACCAGATGCCGATGATCCTTGTCCTCAAGGATATATGCTTGTTGATGGAGTATGTCAGCCAATAAGTGATTTTGGTGGTAGCTCAGTTGTTGAAGAAGTTTCTGGTGGCGGTGATGATGATATGGAAGAAAGACCATATATGTCTATTGAAGATATGAAATCTGCTACCGATGAAAAATTACTTGAATATTTAACAAGCGGTTTTTTAAAAAATAGTCCATTAGGTTTTCTGCCAAGCAAAGGAACAGAGGTTACATTAGGAATGGGTACATTACCTCCATTATTTCAATTAGCATTTGGTGGACAAAATGAAATGCGTAAAAATTTTATATTAGGAGAGTTAGCCAATAGAGGTTATTTTACAGGCAACTTTGATAATAATAACAATCCAATTTTTGATATTGGTAATAAAAATATTAATACAAATCCTCTTGGTATAGAAAGTGCATTACCACAAAACACGATGGGTCAACCAGTAACAGATGTTTTTGGTGATACTTACCAACAAGTTACAAATGATAATCAAGGCAATACAGGATATACTTTTACTTCTGGTAATCCACAAGATTCAGTTGGTCAAGAAACACAATCAGGAGTAGTGTACGGTTTAGGCAGGGGTAGTGGTGGTAATTCAGGAGGATCAGGTGTTGTTGTTAATACAAGTGGAAGTGGCAATCCTTTTACTGGCAGCTTCAATCCTATTACTAATAGAGAAGATGATTACGATGACGAAAGTTCAGGAATTTGATGACACCTGAACAAGAGAAACAACGAACAGAATTAGCAAAAAATATTTTAGATAATCCTGTATTTCAGGATGCAATTAAACAAATAAAACAAGAATTATACGGTGAGTTTCTTAATTCACCTGCACGAGATTCCGAAGGTAGAGAAAAAATTTATCTCATGGGTAAAATGTTTGATCTACTTTTAGTGAACATCAAGTCTGTGATGGAAACAGGCAAACTTAATAAAAAACAATAGGAGTTTTATGTCAGATAATCCGCAAGCGGAATCTGTATCAAAACCAACCGAAACGATACAGGAAACACAACAGGCATTCGCCAACCTTATTAATACTGCAAGGAGCGAAGAACAGCCAAAAGAAGAAATAAAAGAAACAGCACAAGACAACCTGGAAACAGATAATGAATTGTCTGTAGATGATATTTCTGACCAAGACTTAGTTGATAACGAAGAAACCACTACGGAAAACAATCAAGAACTTTTTGATGTTACTATCAATGGTAAAACACAAAAAGTCAACTTAGACGAGTTAAAGGAAGGTTACTCTAAAGGATCGGACTATACCAGAAAGACGATGGAACTTGGTGAACAACGAAGAACATTAGATTCTGAAATTGACACTATTTCCAAAGACAAAGAAGCAGTAAAAAAAATGCGTGAAGAATATGCAACAAAACTTCAGGCAGTAGAACAAAATTTACAAATAGATGATAATGTTGATTGGGTTAAATTAGCTCAAGAAGATCCAACAGAATATGCTGTTAAGAAAGCTGAATATGATCGCAAAAAAGAATTGCAAAGAAATATTCAACTGGAAAGACAGAAGTTGGCTGAACAACAGCGAAAAGAACAGGAACAAATTTATCGCAATCATATCCTAAAAGAACAAGGAAAACTTGTTGAGTTAATGCCAATTATGGGTGACGAAAACAAAGCTCCTAAACTTATGGAGGAGATTGGTAAGTTTGCTATTAAGCAAGGATATACAGAGCAAGAGGTCAGAATGATAGTTGACCATCGTGCAGTTAAAACATTGCATGATGCTTACAAGTATAACTTGTTGCTTGAAAAGAAAAACTTACGAGATAAAAAAGTTAAACCTGTTAATCGTGTCGTTTCATCTGAAGGTAAAAATAATTCTCGTTCTACTGACAAGCAATTGCGTGTTGATAATCGTATGAAAAAATTACAAAAATCAGGTAGAATTCAAGACGCACAAGAGGTGCTGAAAGAAATGCTATCTAAAAATTAATCGGAGATTAAAATGGCACAACCAAGTGGTACTTTTGACACTTACGATGCTGTTGGTATAAGAGAAGATTTACAGGATGTAATCTCTGCTGAAGCAGTTATCATATCTGGTACAGATAGATCAGTTGACAATGCAGGTAGAGGTGATGAACTTGCCTATGCTCTTGCAAAGATTGGAAAATCTTTAAAAAGAGATATGGAAAAAGGCATGGTCGGAGTAGAACAAGCGAAAGCAACTGGATCTAGTTCGGCTGCAAGAAAATCAGCATCCGTTGGAACATGGTATGGCGGTAAAATCGCAGGTACAGGATCAAGCGGAACAAATGCTTTAAACTTTTCTACAAACGGATCACCATCGGCTTCACCAGCAGGTACAGGTGCAACTGCAATTGCAGGTGGAACAGCTAGAGCTTACACAGAAGCTTTACTAAAAGCAGGTTTACAAAAATCATACGAGTTAGGTGGAAACCCTGACACAGTATTAATGTCACCTGGTAATAAAGTATTAGCATCTGCATTTAATGGTGTAGCAACACAATACAAAAACGCAGACGATATGACAGTTATTGGTGCAGTTGATGTATATGTTTCTGACTTTGGAGAAGTAAGTTTCATTCCAGATAGACACGCAATGAATTCACGAGTAGATATTCTACAAATGGACACTTGGGAAGTTGCATTCCTAAGACCGTTTGAAACATCTGAACTAGCGAAAACTGGTGATAGTGATAAGAGATTATTACTAGCTGAGTGGACTCTTGTTTGTCGTTCACCAAACGCAAACTACGGTATATTTAACTTAAATACTTCGTAATAGTATTTATTAGGGAGCAGGTCTTTACCTGCTCCTTTTAACTTATAGAGAGGAACAAATGTCAGAAGTTTTTAAACCAGGTATAAAAAAATATTCTATGCCAAAGACAATGAAAATGCATAACAGAAATCAAGACAATATGAATATCTCACGAGGTGGTGGTAAAGTTCAAAGCAAAACTACTTCTGGTGGTGATAGAATGTATAAGGTTGGTTATAGAAGAACAGAAAATCAAGGACTATCAATGCAAGATAGTGTTGATAAAATGATTGCAGCAGCAATTAAAAGTGTATGACAAAAAAAATTGACTTTACAGGTAACGAAAGTTCACCAGTAAAAACAAGAATGCACATTGATAGTAGTGAAGGCAAATATCATGTTGAAAACTACCAAGATGTTTCACGAATTTTAGAAAGAAATAAAATTGAAAGAAACGCAGGTGCATATAAACTTAAAGGTATGGAAGATGCAAAAATGTATAAAGTTGCATCGCTACCTTTGATAGTTGTACAACAATTAGCAAAACAAGGGATTATGACAATGAGTGGTCAGTTACAAGATCGTAAAAGATTTTTTAAATGGCTGAATGATCCTGATAATGAAAAATTTAAAATTTATCCGAAGAAAGTATAATGGCACTAGATACATACGATAATTTGAAATCAGAGATTGCAAGTTTCTTGAACAGAGATGATCTTACAGCAAACATTGATACTTTTATTGATTTAGCTGAAACAAGACACGCAAGAGATTTACGCATCAGAGAAATGGAAGCTGTAAGCACTTCTATTACGACAGTTGCAGGTACACAATCTTATGATTTACCAACAGGATATTTGGAACTACGATACGCAATGTTACAAACATCACCGTACACAATGTTGCAATACATGACACCTGCTGATTTCTTTCGTGTG